AAATTCGCGTCTGAATTTGTTTATAACTCTACGGCGGTTGTTGCTGGTGCTGTGACGGTCACACCAGTCGTGGCACCTCCGGTGGCAACAATAAGCAGCATCACATCAACCAGCACATTCGGTGTTATCGAAGTTAACAATATGGTGGTTTAACTATGTATAAGTCTTTTGCCATTCTTTGTGTCGCATTACTCGCGGGTGAAATGCAAGCGCAGACTCCGGGGGTGAACTTTTCCAATACCACTCCAGCCGCTCCATCGGGCAGCGTGAATGTTATTTGGCAGCATGACAACTCCAACCCCGTGAATATATCAGGCTCGGTTTCAGTAGGCGGACTGGTTTCTTCTATCGCCTCATTCCCCGGAGCAGACTTTGGCGCAAAGCTAATGAACTGCGTAGCCGCACAAAGTTCCACCTATGGCGGCGTCTGCGATGGTAGAAGTTCCACGGGTGCATTAACGATTTCCGAAACCGTTATTCTGTCAACCCCGAATGTCCTTGTCAACCTTCCCTGCGCTACGCTTACGTCTGCGTACCAGTTTATCGTTCCCGTTGGCGTTCGCAATGTCCGCATCGAGGGATGCACTTACCAAGGCGGCTCGAATGCCAATGGAACGGCTGGAGGTACTGTCTGGGTCTACACCGGGAGCGGCAATGCTTTCCAGATTGGCGACCCCACCTATGCAGCGAGCACAAACGGCTTTTGGATGCAGAACGTCAACATTAACACCGCCAGCGCGGGCAGCACGGCACAAGCGATGTACTTCTACCGGACGCAGGAAATACGGCTGGACAATCTTTATCTGAATGGAAATCAGAGTACCGGCCAAACTGGAATCACGCTGGATGGCAGTGGAAATTACGCGGGCGGAACTTTCATCGACATAGTGATGAACGGTTTTGGAACCGGATGGTATCTGACCGGAAATACGAATCCGGCTGGCAGCTTCGCCAATGCCAGCACTTTCGTCAAGACGCACATCGTCTGCCCAACGAGCGGCGGCAATCCCATCGCTGGAACCTATGGAATCAATGTAGTCTACGGTGACGGCAACACATGGACGGGTGGCGACGTTGAGGGTTGCTCGACCATGTTTCACCTCGGCGCGAACGCCGTGAACAACACCATCCTCGGTTTGCGTAACGAGAACTCTACGACCCAGTATCAGGCCGATTCTGGGTCAAGTTTTAACTACGTGGCGACAGGCGGGACGCTCTTCACGGGTGACCTGATTGACAACGGAAGCCGCAACTCATTCTGGGACTCATTTCATCGCACTGTGAATGGAATAAAGGGCGACTGGTACGCCAGTCAGCAGGATGCGACAGTCACCGACCACCAGCGCCTCGGCATAGGTCTGGGCAACGAGCGCGGGCGCGTGACGGAATACCAGACCGACTACGGCTATCGCTGGACTGAAGGCTTGAGCGATGGAACGGCAGGTCAGCAGGTCTGGTATGTACAGGACTTGCTTAACAACATCAGCCGCATCTCGGTCGGCCAATATCTCAGCCCCACTGCCGGAGTCGTAACAAACGTGATTCTGAATAATGGCGGCTGCTACTCCTCATCCACGCCGCCGACCATTGGCTTCACGGGCGGCGGTGGTAGCAGCGCGGCGGGTACGGCAGTCATGGCCGCTTCGAGCTGCTCTGGCGGCTGGACGGTTTCAAGCGTGACGATGACGGCTGGAGGAACGAGTTACACCTCACAGCCAACCGTGACGTGGACAGCCTCGAATCAGGTTACAGCGCCGAATGCGGTTGCCGAGATTGCAACCACGGGCAGCACGAACAATCAGACCGTTTTCAACTCCGCTGGCACGGGCGCGGTGGTTATCAACGGCTCTGCCAACTCAGGAACCGGCGGTGTGGTTATTGACAGTGGCGGCGCGACACCATCTGAAATCTACTTCATAGATTCGAGCGGAAACACCTCGCAGTGGGGTCAGTTGAATTTCTATAGCGGCTCAACCGAGACATGGCAGTGGGAATGCCAGAGCCTCACCGGCTGCCAGCTTCGCAACGCGAACGCTACTACTCCCATGTCGCCCTTCATTGCTTACACAAATGGAGGCACCGAACTCGACAGTCAGGGAGCATCCTCAGTTGTCATCAACAACCACTCGACTGCGGGTACGGGCGGCTTCATCGTTTACGAGGGCGGCGCGAACTACAATACGGCAGCGTTTTCCGTTGGCAGCAATGGTTCGGCTACCGTCGCCAACAATCTCGCCGTCACAAACCACCTCAATCAGGCGGCAACGAAAGACTTTGCCGGAACGTGCTCCATGTCTGGTACGTCCACCTGCACGGTATCCCTCCAGCATAGCTACAGCAGTACGCCGCTCTGCTTTGTGCAAGCAACCACTAACAACACAACCGGCGTCTACTGCGCCGTATCCAGCAATAATGCCGTAGTAACCGCCGCCGCGACAAACTCGCTGACGTGGCAAGTGCTTGTCATTGGAAATCCGAACTGAGCAGTACCGGGCAGGACACAGGGCGGTATGTACGAAGGCTAATAAAGCTGCTAAGGCGGCATAAAGGTAACTAATGAAACGAATGCCAGCATCCCTAATTACATTTTTGCAAACCAACCCAAACTGCCTCAAGTCTGACCTGTTTGTGATTACACTCCCGACCGGCACACAGATGTTCCTCTCTGAGGGACCGCAAAACATCACTATCCCTTTCGGAACGGGTGGTTGGAGCGGAGCAACTGAAACATTCCTTGCCACAACTTATGGACGATGGTCTCGCGGCGCTATTACCAGTGAGGCCGGGTTCAATTTGAACTCAAACACCATGAGTCTGACTTGTATCCCTCAGCAGTCAACTACATACCCCGGCGCTTCGATTGGACTGCTTAACGCAGCATTGCAAGGGTTGTTTGATGCCGCATCGGTCACCGTGCTGACGACCTATATGCCCATCGGCAACTACGGCAATGTATCCGCTGGGCTTGAAACCAAGTTCACCGGAACGATAACCAAGATTACCGACATTAACAGAGTAAAAGTGGACTTCGAGTGTTCTGACCCGCTCTATTTGCTCAACATGAAAGTCCCAACCCGTCTGTTTCAGGCAAACTGCCCGTGGTCGTTTTGCGATTCCAATTGCACACTGTCAGCCGCCAATTACACAGCATCATTTACCGCAGCATCCGGCAGCACAAATTACACCCTGATACCGGCAACTGCATTTACGGAGCCGGTCGGATACTACACGCAGGGCGTGGTTAGATGTACAAGTGGAGTCAATAATGGATTGAGTCAGTCTGTCAAATTGCATGATTCGTATGGGAATTTAGAACTCGCCGCTCCGTGGATTATGCCAGTCGCAATCGGGGATACATTCACTGTCATCAAAGGCTGTAATAAAACAATGTCTGCGTGTGAATCGGTAAATAACTTGATTAACTTTGGTGGGACTCCATTCACCCCACCAGCTACAGATGCGGTGTAAACATAATGACGGATGACCAAAGACAAACTGTTGTCGCAGAAGCTAAGTCATGGATAGGGACTCCCTATCGGGGCTGGGCGCAGATAAAGGGCGCTAAAGGCGGTGTAGATTGTGGAATGTTGCTCAAGGCCGTATTTCAGAGTTGCAACCTCATTCCTCAAGGCGACCTGAGCATAGACATGGGCTACTCATTACAGGTAGCCCAACACAAACCCGACAAAACATATTTCAATCTTGTTGAATCGTTTACGCATGAAATACCAGAGAGCGATGTCAAGCCGGGGGATGTGGTTCTATTCAAGCTAGGCCACGCCTATGCACACGGCGGCATTGTAACCGAGTGGCCTGTCATCGTACACGCTCTTGCTCATGGGGGCGTGAGGCTTGCAAATGTAGATACTCACCCTAAACTAAAGGGCGTCACACGCAAGATATTCACGCTGAATGATAGAGGATAATTATGGGACTCTTCGGTAACGGACAATCAGGACCAACCAAACTCAATGGAGTGCGTATCACCCAGAGCAAGCAGGGCTACGCTGTCCCTGTTGTTTTGGGTGCCAATAAAATACAGCAATCGCTCATTTGGTTGAATTCCTTGAGCAGCCAAGAAGTATCCAGTGGCGGCGGTGGCGGTGGCAAAGGTGGTGGTAAGGGCGGCGGCGACGAGTACCTATATAGTGCCGATGTTATCACGGCTTTGTGCGCGGGGCAGGTCGCCGCAGTCGGCAACGTGTGGTCTAATCAAACATGGCTTGCTAATAGCTATGCTAATGAGTCATACGCACTGACAGGGACAAGCTATACGCCTGTATACGCGACGACTCTGGTTGCCGATAATGGCGTAGCAATCGCCACAACTTACTCCGGCTCTTATACTGACTATGGCGCTCCGGCTGCTACTGTGCTGGGTGGCTCTAATTACTCGCCGCTGACTCTTGTTCCCTATGTAAATTCGAGTACCATATCATCGCTCACCGCTACTGAGTATACTTTCAACCCCGCAAACAATACATACTATTTTGCGTCTTCAAACATTGGACGCACCGTCCAAGTCTGGTATCAATACTCACTGACGCAATTCATGCAGCAAGAGGCTGGCCTCGTCACCAGTTCTCTTGTTATCTACCCCGGAGGGAACCTCGGACCGCAGTTTGATTATGGCGTCGTTTATTGCAACAATGGGAACAGCCTTGATGGTAAAGCCTTGACTGCTGTTAGTGGAACCCCAACGCAAGCGGGAACATACAGTTTTACATCGGGAGGTACAAGTTCTGCGCCGGAGTATCAGTTTGCCACGGGCGATATAGGCAACGAGGTGCTTATTACTTGGAGCTACCAGAACCTAAATGCGGTGGAATCCTCGGCACCCACAACGCTCAACTATGAATTGTACGGCGGTTCGATGGGGCAATACCCGGCTCCGTATGTATCTAATGATGAGTCGCTGGGCTACACGGGGATTTCCTATCTATTATTTAGCCCCATGTCGTTAGGCTCCGGTGCTGAGATTCAGGACAACGTGTTTGAAGTAATCACCTACGATGGCTATGGGGGCGGTATTGTCGATTGCAACCCTGTTGCTTGCGTCTACAAGGTGCTGACTAACCCAATGTGGGGGCTGGGAAGTGGGCAAGTCCCATTCCCCTCATCGGTTATAGACGCAGTTACATGGGGGTCATCCGGGACGGCTGGAACACAGTCGGTGAATAGCACGGCATGGAACTGGTTTAGTGCCCAGAACTTTTTCATCAGTCCGATTATCGACAGCCAAGACACAGCCGCATCCACTATGGGCAAGTGGTTGGAAGCTGGGATGTGTGCCGCTTTCATGTCGGAGGGCTTGCTCAAGCTCGTTCCCTATGGCGATACATCCACTGCTGGTAACGGTTGTACGTGGGTTGCTCCCTCGGAATCGGTCGTAAGCCTTGACGACGCCTGCTTTGTTGTGAAAGACGGGGAAGACCCCGTAAATATTGAACGCTCTGCATGGCAGGACGCAAGCAACAAAGTACAGGTGCAATTCAAGAATCGCTCTAATCAGTATTCAGATGAGGTTGTTGCGGAATCTGACCAAGCCGCAATTAACCGCTATGGGTTGAGACTTGAAGACCCGCAAGACTGGGACTTCATCACGACGCTACCTGCGGCAACTTTCGCAGCATCCATGCGCGTCAAGCGCAGCGTCAACATTCGCAACACTTACACATTCACGGTGCCATTCACTTACTCTTACCTTGAGCCGATGGACATTGTGAATATCACGACCTCTAGCCTCTGGGCTGTTGGCTCGAACAATCTCAATCTCGGTATTTCAACTCTGCCTGTACGGATTACAAAGATTGTGGATGACCCCAAGAATGGACTTGAGGTCACTTGTGAGGATTATCTATGGGGTGTGCATCAACCTTCAATCTATAACAAGGATATAAGCCGGGGGACTTCCCTAGTCAATGCTTATGCACAACCGGGCAACTCGGAAGTCGTGATGTTTGAAGCCACGCAGCGGTTGACTCAGTATCAGGGCAATCAAATCTGGATTGGCGCGGCTGGACAGTTGACCGACTGGGGTTCCTGTAACGTATGGGTCAGTCAAGATGGGACAAAGTATTTGCAGGTTGGAAGTATCACGCAACCCGCTCGACTCGGAACACTTGCATCAGCTCTGACCGTGACCGCTGACCCTGATACAACGGCTAACCTTGTAGTGCAACTGGCTAACAATTGTGCCCCGCTGGAATCAGGCACCTCGTTAGATGCAAATTCGGGCAATACGATGTGCTTTGTTGATGGGGAGATTATCAACTATTCGACGTGTGCATTGACCGGCAATGCGACATACACGATGAGCGGTTATCTTCGTCGTGGGCAGATGGGGTCAACCATCGGCGCTCACGCGGCGGGTTCCCTGTTTATGCGGCTGGATGGCTCTGTACTGAAATACACGTATGACCCAACGTGGAAGGGGCAAACACTGTATTTCAAGTTTCAGAGTGTGAACGGGTTCGGAAACTGCGCTCAGGAATTATCGACACTGACAGCAGTACCATTCACAGTGCCGGGGTTGAATCCCGGAACGATTGATGCCGCAACGGGGATTGTCACCATAAACAGCAGTGCGGGTATGAACAACCTGTCGCTGGCTGCCAATCAAACCGTGCTGTTCAATCCCTCAACCTCAACATCATCAACTCTCACTATAAGCATCCCGGCGCAATCGTTGCTTAGAACGAATGGGACAGCACTGACTGTCCCCGCTGCGTCTCAGACATTCACGGGCCTAGCGGCCAGCACATCATATTACTTCTTCCCGTATATCAGCGCGGCAACAGGCGCTTTGGCATTTGCGAACCCAACACCGCCCCTTACGTCTACGACAAACAATTCCATCTATGCGGCTACCTGCTCTTCAGATGGAAACTATCCAGCCACAGCAGACTACATCCTACTGACAACTGGGTCTGCCATCAACCCGACTGGCGGTGGTGGCTCTACTGGCGATGGCACCTGCCCAGAGAGTCAAGAGTTGGTGACAGAGAGAACTAGAGGAGCCATCAAGGCTATAGACGTACAGGCCGGTGATTATCTCAGGGGAAAGTGCTTTGCAACTGGCGAAGACGTGTATCGTCGCGTTGTACACGTCCGTAGGCAAGAGGCTGCTATCTGGCGCATGGTGGATGGTCACCGTGTTAGCCCCTGCGAACCCATTTGGCACGAAGGGGCATGGAAAGCAGCGTTCCGTGCGACCGGCTCAACTATCGACAGGTACAACGGGATTCGCATGGATATTAGTCTTGATTCCGATAGCTACAATGAACAAAACTATTACCTCAGTGATGGCACATCATTGCTGATACACAATATGCTAATGCGGCTGTGTTAAGGACGACAAGAAATGCACAATATATGGATGTTATCACCCGTTACGACCGCCAGTTATGGCACATACCCGACCTGCTCCGCTTATACCACCGGCTGGCAAATGCCCATGTATCCATCGGACGCTACCGGGCAGGGACTCGCGTATTGCCAATGCACGGATGAGCAGATAGCTGCTGCTAAAGTTGACCCTGATATTACCGTTTTGCCTCTTTATCAGGCGGCTTTGCCAGCAGCCGTCATTACTGCGTATACAATGCACGGTGCTACCGCTGGTATGTCGCTGGCCGCACTGCTCAAACTTCTAGGTACTATCGAGCCACGTTTCATAAACCTAGACCCTAATGTGTCTACGCTCATTTCACTTGGACTTATCTAAAGGAGGCTAACATGGACGACCAAGCAGTAAATCTCATAACAGATGCACTCAATCGAATCAGCGATAAGCAGGATGAACTAGCCGTCAATCTGAATGAATGGCGTCAAGAACTCTCTGAGCGTACTTCCAAACTGGAGGCGGTTGTCAAACCAGCTTTGCAGGGCAATGGAACGCCGAGCGAGATATTTCAAATCAAGGAGAGAGTGACCACGCTGGAAGAGAAGGGTTGGCTATTCTCTGGCATCAGCCGGGTCGTAC